GCTAATGCTAAAGACGCATTCCCAGACCTGACCCCGATGCAGGAGTTGGAGATGCGGGCCAACGTTATTAAGTTAATGTCGGATATGACGGGTCAACCTATTACCCCGTCGCAGGAAAACGCCGAAGAAGCGGAAGAGTTGGCCAAGGAAATGGTTGCCAACCCCAGCTACAAACCTACATTTAGTCAGTATCCGAACGAAACGCTTGCAATGCTTGCGGGTATGGTGGCCCAGATGAACGCGGCCGTCGTCGATGACCTGACTGAACTCAAGATGTATGTCGTTAACAACCTCATTAAAGAGGTTGAAATGGCTAAAGACCCCAAAACCCGTATTGCTGCACTGACCAAACTGGGTGAAATTGATGGTGTGGACGCATTTAAGAAGCGTTCCGAAGTCACCATGAAGGTGCAAACCATCGAAGAAGTCGAGAAAGAGCTGCTTGAGACCCTAAATGTCCTTGAACAACGCGTGATTGACGTGGAATTTGACGAAGTTAGGGCAGATACATAATGCAAATTACGCCGGAAATGCTCCGAAAGATTCGGAACGAACTGCCAAACATGCCGGAAAAGCAGAAGCGCCGCACCGCTGAGCTGCTAAAGACCTATCAAAATGAGATTAATAAGCGTGTAAGCTCTGAATCTTTCCTTGACTTTGTCAAACACGTCTATCCCGGCTACAAAGTAGGGGCACACCATGCGAGATTGGCTCAGATTTTTGAAGATATTGCGGCAGGTAAGAAAAAACGAGTCATTGTTAATATCGCTCCGCGTCATGGTAAGTCAGAACTTATATCCTATCTCGCTCCTGCGTGGTTCTTGGGTAAGTATCCTCAGAAAAAAGTCATCATGGCTTCCCACACGGCAGATTTGGCTGTTAACTTTGGACGCCGTGTACGTAACTTGGTGGGGGCCGAGTCGTATAAAGAGATTTTTCCTGCGGTAGAGCTGCAGGCTGACTCTAAATCTGCATCAAGATGGGGGACAAACTTTAATGGTGAGTATTTTGCTATTGGTGTTGGCGGTGCCCTTGCCGGTCGCGGTGCTGACTTATTCATTATTGATGACCCGCATTCAGAGCAAGAGGCGAAACAAGGGCGGGCTGACGTTTTTCTACCGGCGTGGGAGTGGTTCCAGTCAGGACCGATTCAACGGTTGATGCCGGGCGGTGCAATTATTGTGGTTATGACCCGGTGGAGTAAGTTGGATTTGACCGGTCAGATTGTTAACCACATGACCCAGAACGAAGACGCAGACCAATGGGAAGTGGTTGAGTTTCCTGCCATTTTGCCGTCTGGTAAGGCTCTTTGGCCTGAGTTTTGGCCGGTAGAAGAATTAGAAGCCAAGAAAGTTTCGCTCGACCCCCGGTATTGGCAAGCCCAATACATGCAGAATCCCACCGCCGAAGAAGGCGCTCTTATTAAAAGAGAGTGGTGGCAGATATGGGAGGGTGAACGCCCGCCTCAGTGTGAATTTATCATCATGTCTCTTGACGCGGCGCAGGAAGCTAATAACCGTGCCGACTATAACGCTCTAACCGTGTGGGGCGTATTTTTCAACGAAGAGACTAATAACCATAATATTATTCTGCTTGAATCTATCAAAGAGCGTCTGGAGTTTCCAGACCTTAAGAAGATGGTGTTTGAGCAATATAAGGAATGGGAACCCGACTCATTCATAGTTGAAAAGAAATCAAACGGCGCTGCGCTATATCAGGAGTTACGTCGTATGGGTGTCCCCGTTGCGGAGTTCACCCCGGGTAAAGGTCAGGATAAAATATCTCGTGTGAATGCCGTGTCTGATTTATTTTCTTCAGGTATAGTCTGGGCACCAGATAAACGATGGGCTAGAGAAGTTATTGAAGAGTGTAATGACTTCCCGTCCGGCGCAAATGATGACTTGGTTGACTCAACTACACAGGCGCTATTGAGGTTCCGGCAGGGAGGCTTTATCCGGTTGCCATCTGATGAACCAGACGAAGCGCAGTTCTTCAAAAGCTCTAAAGGCAAACGATACTACGCAATGTAAGGATAAAAGATGGATATTCAGAAGTCACTAAACCCTGCCCCTATGGGCCTTGACGGCCTGCAAGGCATTAATCCCGCTGGCATGGAACCGCTTGAGATTCAGATTGAAGACCCGGAAAGCGTCAGCATCAAGCACGGTGGGATGGAGATTGTCCTTGAGCCGGGTAAGGAAGGCGAAAGCGACGAGTTTAATAAGAACCTCGCGGAAGATATGGACGAGGGTGAGCTAACTGAGTTAGCGGGGGATTTGCTGGGTGACTTTGAAACTGACGTTGCGTCACGCCGTGATTGGCTTGAGACCTATGTAGACGGCCTTGAGTTGTTGGGCCTGAAGCTTGAAGACCGTACGGAGCCGTGGCCCGGCTCTTGTGCTGTGTACCACCCTCTGCTTGCTGAAGCACTTGTTAAGTTCCAGTCTGAAACCATCATGGAGACGTTCCCGGCAGCGGGTCCAGTTAAGACCAAGATTATTGGCAAGGACACCCCCGAGAAGGAAGAAGCCGCAGTTCGTGTGCAAGATGACATGAACTATCAACTGACGGAAAAGATGCCTGAGTATCGTCCGGAGCATGAGCGCCTGTTGTGGGGTTTGGGCCTTGCTGGTAACGCTTTCAAGAAAATTTATTTTGACCCGTATCTTGACCGCCAAGCCGCTGTGTACGTACCTGCAGAAGATATGGTAGTGCCGTACGGCGCATCGGATTTAGAAACTGCCCCGCGTATTACTCATGTAATGCGCAAAACTAAAAATGAGTTACGCAAGCTACAGGTGGCTGGGTTCTATCGTGATGTGGACCTTGGTGACCCCGTGCTTGTTATGGACGAAGTTGAGAAGAAGATTGCTGAGCAGATGGGCTTCAGTGCTTCGACGGATGACCGGTTCAAGATTCTTGAGATGCACGTTGACTTGGAGCTTCCGGGCGACGAAGACAAAGATGAGGACGGTAACGAGACGGGTATTGCCCTGCCGTATGTTGTGACTATTGAGAAGTCTACTGAGACTATTCTGGCTATTCGCCGTAACTGGAACCCCGAAGATAAGGCCAAGATTAAGCGCCAACACTTTGTCCATTACGGGTACATCCCCGGCTTTGGCTTCTACAACCTTGGTTTGATTCACCTGATTGGGGCGTTTGCCAAGTCTGGCACGATGCTTATGCGTCAGTTGGTGGATGCAGGCACTTTGTCTAACCTGCCGGGTGGGTTTAAGTCTCGTGGTCTACGCGTTAAGGGCGATGATACCCCGATTGCTCCGGCTGAATGGCGTGATGTGGACGTACCAAGCGGCACTATTCGGGACAACATCCTACCGCTGCCATACAAAGAACCCAGCCAAGTTCTTATGGCATTGATGAATCAGATTGTAGAAGAGGGCCGTCGCTTCGCTTCTGCGGCTGATTTGCAAGCATCCGATATGTCGGCTAATTCACCGGTTGGTACGACGCTAGCTATTTTGGAACGTAGCTTAAAGATTATGTCGGCAGTGCAAGCACGTATTCATTACTCGATGAAGAAGGAATTTAAGCTTCTTGCGGCGATTATTCGAGATTATGCCCCCACTGAATACGATTATGAACCTGAAATTGGTGACCGGCAGGCCCGTAAAGAAGACTTTGACATGGTCGAAGTTATCCCTGTTTCAGACCCAAATTCGGCAACAATGGCTCAAAAAGTGGTGCAAATGCAAGCAGTTATGCAGATGGCCGCAGCTAGCCCGCAGATTTATGACCTGCCGGAGCTTAATAAGCAGATGCTGGAGGTTATGGGCGTAAAGAATATCGGCAAGCTTATTCCCACTGCAGATGACCAGAAGCCGAAAGACCCTGTGTCTGAAAACATGGCTGTTCTTAACAGCAAACCGGTCAAGGCATTTATCTATCAAGACCATCAAGCGCATATTCAAACGCACATGGCGGCTATTCAAGACCCCAAGATTATGCAGATGGTTGGTCAGTCGCCGATGGCGCAACAGATTGGTGCTGCTATGCAAGCACATATCGCGGAACACTTAGCTTTTGCTTACCGCGCACAAATCGAACAGCAGCTTGGTGTATCTCTGCCGCCCCCGGATGAACAACTGCCGGAACAAGTAGAAGTAGAACTCTCGAAGATGATTGCTCAAGCGGCACAACAACTGCTTCAGCAGAATCAATCGCAACAGCAGCAAGAACAAGCACAGCAACAACAGCAAGACCCGCTTATTCAGATGCAGATGCAAGAGCTTCAACTCAAGCAGCAAGACCTGCAGATTAAGGCACAAAAGAGCCAAGCAGATATTGAGCTTGAGAAGGCCAAGCTACAACTTGAAACGGCCCGTATGCAGTCGCAAGAAAAGATTGCAGAAGCACAGATTGTTGCTAAGGCCGCATCAGAAGCGCAGAAGTTGGACGCACACCATGAGTTAGAAGGCACAAAACTCAGCATGAAGGCATCTGAAGCCAAGCAGAAAATGGAGATGCAACAGCATACCGAGGGCGTCCGCATGGGCCTTGACGCTGCAAAAGCAAGAGAACAGATGTCTCACCAACAACGCATGCAACAAACAAATCAACCCAAAAAACCTAAGGAAGAATAATGAACGACACGCTTGAATATCTGATTAAGAAAATCGGAGAAGAGCGCAACAATATCGCGGACTGTTTGGTTAATGGCAACCTACAGGACTTTGCGCAATATCAGTTTTTGTGTGGTCAGGCACGGGGTCTGCTGGCGGCACAAGTAATTATCTCTGACCTCGCAACTCAATTGGAGCAAGACGATGACTGAAGAAGTCACGCAGGAAACCGCAACGCAACTTCCCGAACCTACTGGATACCGCATTCTTTGCGCAGTACCTGATTTGGGCGACACGCTTGATGAAGAAGGCTTGATTATTAAGGCAGACAAAACCAAGGAACTTGAATCCCTTGCTACGGTTGTGCTGTTTGTCGTGAAGATGGGCGACATGTGCTACAAGGACGACCAACGATTCCCCACGGGTCCGTGGTGTGCTGAAGGCGATTTTGTACTTGTCCGTGCATATGCAGGAACCCGCATCAAGATTCATGGGCGTGAATTCCGAATTATTAATGACGATTCGGTTGAAGCAATTGTTGATGACCCCCGCGGCTATAGCCGCGCATAAGGAGTAAATCATGGCTGAACAAGAAAACAATATGGAAATGGTGGAGTTTGAGTTTCCTGATGAAACAGAAGTAAAAGTCACGACAAAGGCTCGTGAAGAAGATATTGAGATTGAGGACGATACGCCGGAGCAAGACCAAGGCCGCGACCCTCTACCGAATGAAATTGTAGAAGAGCTTGAAAAAGACGAACTGAATGAATATTCAGAGCGCGTCCGTACCCGCATGTCGCAGATGAAGAAGGTCTGGCATGACGAACGCCGTGCAAAAGAGTCGGCAGCGCGTGAGCGCGAAGAAGCTATTCGTATTGCTCAGTCCGTCTATGAAGAGAATAGACGACTCAAAGCTTCGCTTGAACAAGGCGAAGGGCAATTGATTGGTACGTATAAAGAAGCTGCTTCACGAGAGCTTGAGATTGCTAAGCGTGAATATAAGGACGCTTACGATTCTGGTGATACTGAGAAAATTATTGAAGCTCAAGAACGCCTTACTAGGGCACAAATGTTCTTGCAAGAAGTAAATAACTATCGCCCGCAATACACCAGTAAAGAAACCCCTTTACAAGAATCAAATAATACTGTAAATACACAAGCACAACGGCCCCAAGTTCCCCAACCGGACTATAAAGCAGTTACGTGGCAAGAGCGTAATTCTTGGTTTGGAACGGACGAGGAAATGACCAGCTTGGCTTTGGGGCTGCATGAGAAGCTGGTTAAAGGTGGCGTGGACCCTAGGTCTGACGACTACTACCGTCGTATTGATAATACGATGCGCAAGAGATTCCCCGAATATAAATGGGGAGATTCGCAGGATGGCAGCGCCAATCCTCGCGCAAAACAGGCACAAGTTGTTGCCCCGGCAACGCGTAGCACCGCGCCTAGGAAAGTAGTGCTGACCAAGACGCAAGTAAGTCTTGCTAAAAAGCTTGGTATTACCCCGGAGCAATATGCTCGTGAACTGATTAAGGAGAACAGAAATGGCTGAAAATCGACTCGCACGTGAACTTGAATCTACCGAAACTTTTAAGCGCCCTGAAGCGTGGAAGCCGCCTGAACTGCTGCCAGAAGTTAAGCCGCAAGCAGGTTGGTCGTATCGTTGGATTCGTACAAGCATGGTAGGTCAATCGGACGCGCGTAATGTTTCTTCTAAAGTGCGTGAAGGATGGGAGCCGGTCAAACTGGCGGACCACCCCGAAATGCAGTTTTATGTGGACCCCAATAGTCGTTTCTCTGATTCGATTGAAATTGGTGGTCTGCTGCTTTGTAAGACACCGCAAGAGTTTGTTAATCAACGAAATGCGTATTACTCAGCACAAGCACAAGCCCAGACTGACGCAGTGGATAATAGTTTGATGAAGGAAAGTGATGCTCGCATGCCTTTATTCAAAGAACGTAAGTCCACTACCACGTTTGGAAAAGGTAAATAATCTTTAAAGGACCATAATCATGGCATATCCGACTGTTTCTGCCCCGTATGGGTTTAAGCCAGTCAATCGTCTTGATGGGTTGCCGTATGCTGGCGCTACCCGCAAGCTACCGATTGAGTACAACTACAACCAAAACATTTTCTATGGTGACGTAGTTCAAATCTCTGGCGGTACTGTTGTTCGTTCGTCGATGTCCGCCGCTTCGTCGCCGGGCACCGCTGTTGCTGGCACGATTGGTGTTTTCTTGGGTTGTTCGTATACCAGCCCGTCCACCGGTCAAAAGCTGTTTGCTCAGTACTATCCCGCAAGCACCGCTGCCAATGACATCGAAGCCATTGTTGTTGATGACCCCCGCGCTCTGATGAAGGCCGTGGTTACGACTCAAGGCACCTCGCTGGCTAACGCTAGCACCACTGTTGGTTACCTGAACCCGTACTACATCGGCTCTAACCTGTACATGGTTGGCGGCGCTGGCGGCGTTACTGGTAGCACGACTACTGGCAACTCGGCCCAATCGGTTTCGGGCGCTGTGGTTACCTCGGGTACTTCGGGTGCTGGTGACCGCGTGACCTCGGCTTTGCCGTGGCGCATGGTTGGTGTTGTTACTGACACCGCCGTTACCCTGACCGGTACCGGTAGCACTTCAGGCTCGTCGGCAACTGTGACCCTGACCGCTGCTGTTACTGGCCTGACCCCGGGTATGCAGTTGATTTGCCCGACCGGCACCGGCACTCAAGCTGGCCAATACGCAACCGTCATTAACGTGGCATCCACCACGCTGACTCTGGACGCCGCAGTTACTCTGGCTTCTAGCTCGGCTCTGACGTTTGTTGGCTACCCCGAAGTTCTGGTTGCTTGGAACGGCAGCTTCCACAGCTACTTCAACACCACTGGCGTCTAAGGAGATAAATCATGGCAATTTCTCGTGCCCAGCTACTGAAAGAACTCCTTCCGGGTCTGAACGCTTTGTTCGGTCTGGAGTACGCCCGTTATGGCGAGGAGCATAAGGAAATCTACGAAACCGAATCTTCGGAACGTAGCTTTGAAGAAGAAACCAAGCTGTCGGGCTTCAGCGCAGCACCGGTCAAGAACGAAGGTAGTGCAATTCGTTACGACAACGCGCAAGAAGCTTGGACTGCACGCTACAACCACGAAACCATCGCTTTGGGTTTCTCGCTGACTGAAGAAGCTGTTGAGGACAACCTCTACGACTCGCTGTCGGCTCGTTACACCAAGGCTCTGGCCCGTGGTATGGCTTACACCAAGCAAGTCAAGGCCGCTAACGTTCTGAACAACGGCTTCAACTCGGGTTATGTTGGTGGCGACGGCGTCTCGCTGTTCTCGACCGCTCACCCGTTGATTTCTGGTGGCACCAATAGCAACACCCCGGCAACCGCCGCTGACCTGAACGAAACCTCGTTGGAAAACGCCGTGATTCAAATCGCTGCGTGGACTGATGAACGTGGTCTGCTGATTGCCGCCAAGCCGCGCAAGCTGATTGTTCCGCCTGCTCTGATGTTCGTTGCAACCCGTCTGCTTGAAACCGAACTGCGTGTTTCGACTGCCGATAACGACATCAACGCACTGAAGAACAACGGTTCGATTCCGGAAGGTTACGCAATTAACCACTTCCTGACCGACACCAACGCTTGGTTCCTCACCACCGACGTGCCGAATGGTATGAAGCATTTTGAACGTACCCCGCTGGCTACCTCGATGGACGGTGACTTTGATACCGGCAACGTCCGTTACAAGGCCCGTGAGCGTTATTCGTTCGGTTGGTCGGACCCGCTCGGCATGTATGGTTCGCCGGGTGCTTAAGTAGTAATTTCCCGAACGGGAATGAGGGGGGCTTCGGCCCCCTTTTTATTTGCATAATTTCCCGAACGGTGTATTATTGCACTGCAGCATTTAACCTTTAGGAGAAACCTATGAATTTTGATTTTGTCGCCGTATTTACTTCGCTGTCGAAGTCGTATCGTGAAATGGCCCACAAGGCCCACGACCAGATGATTGAAGCTTGGATTAAGACTGAAAAGTCGATTGAAGATAATTGCAAGCTGATGGCGTTCTGGAAGAAGTAACTAAAGGCCCTTCGGGGCCTTTTCTTTTGTGTTGTATTTTTTTCTAGATGATGGTATAAAACACTCACCTAGGAAATCGGCCAAACCAACTGACCTAGCAGACTTTGTAGAGATGGTTTGGCTTAGTGCTACAACACGGAGATTTAAATGGCCAATACCACCTTTTCGGGACCAGTTCGCTCGCAGAACGGCTTCCAAACTATTTCGGTTGACTCGACCACCGGCGCAGTCACCACCACCGCAACCATCGGCGCTGCAACTTCTGTCACCACCTTGTCGGCTACCGGCAACATCACTGCTGACTCAAACCAAGCTGTTGTTGCTGGCGGCGCCGCCGCGTTTCTTGCTACCACCACCGCTGGTCTGGGCATCTACGTGGGTTCGGGCGCACCGACCGTGTCGGCTGCTCAAGGTTCGCTGTACATCCGTACCGATGGTTCTTCGACTAGCACCCGCCTGTATGTAAATACGACCGGTTCGACGACTTGGACTAACGTTACCACTGCTGCTTAATAGGGGTGCGTCATGACGATGCAAACTGATGTTAAGTCGGCGCACCTTAGCGCGGCTGGCTCTTACTACGCAGGTCGAACACGGCTAAAGGGTATTGTTGTAAACCCTAAAGTGTCTACTGCCGCTACGTTTGAGATTCGTGACGGTAGTGCTACTGGTGCGGTTTTGTTCACGATGGATATTGCCAGCCTTGGCACCCCAAATACTTTCGCCATTCAAGTTCCCGGCGAAGGTATTTTGGCTAATACAGGTTTGTATTTAACGCTTAGTGTGGGTTCCGTAACTGGAATTACGGTGTTCTATGGCTAAGTCTCCGGCGTGGCAACGTAAAGAAGGCAAGAACCCCAAAGGCGGTTTAAATGCCAAGGGCCGTGCTTCTTATAATGCTGCTAATCCGGGTAAACCGGGTCTGAAAGCTCCGCAGCCTGAAGGCGGTTCGCGTAAGAAGTCTTTTTGTGCCCGTATGTCAGGTATGAAGAAGAAGCTTACTAGCGCTAAGACTGCTAATGACCCTAACTCGCGTATCAACAAAAGCCTGCGGGCATGGAATTGTTAACATGACAGAACATCACGAAACCATTAAACAGGCAGTTGATGCAGCGTCTGTGGCTACTGTAGTTGGAACACTTATGAATGCACTACCGGCGATTGCAGCAGTATTCTCGATTGTCTGGTCGGTCATCCGCATCTATGAAACCAAGACCGTGCAAGACTGGATTCAAAATGCCAAGTGTAAGTAAGAAGCAGCACAACTTTATGGCAGCGGTGGCCCATAACCCGAAGTTTGCCAAAAAGGTCGGTATCCCTCAAAGTGTGGGGGAGGAATTTAACAAAGCCGATAAAGGCAAACAATTTAAACGAGGTGGTGAAATGGCTGAATCAAAGAAGATGGTTAAGAAGGAAGTGGCCTTTATGAAGGCCAAGGGCGCCCCGAAGTCGATGGTTAAGCATGAAGAGACCGAGATGGGCATGAAGAAGGGCGGCGCTTGCAAGAAGATGGCTAAGGGCGGTTCGGTTTCTTCGGCCTCTAAGCGTGCAGACGGTGTTGCTGTTAAAGGCAAGACCAAGGGCCGTAACCTTGGTGACTCCGGTAAGACTGTTGGTATCCAAAGCGGCGCTCGTGGTATGAAGCGCGGCGGCAAGTGCTAAGGGGCTAATCATGGACAAGAAGAAAAAGCGTGTGATGAAGGACTTTGGTGCAGAAGGTCTTGGAGACCGCACGGGTCCGTTGCCCGGTATGCCCAACCCGATGGAACAAGCGATGATGGATAAAATCGCTGCAGCTAAAGCCGCCGCTGCCGCTGCTCCTCGTCCTATGCCCCCGGCCCCTCCCGCTGGTGGTGGCGCTCCTATGCCGCCTGCTGGCGGTCCCGGTATGAAGAAGGGCGGTAAGGTCAAGAAGATGGCTAAGGGTGGCTCTACTGGCTCCGCATCGAAGCGTGCTGATGGCTGCGCCCAACGCGGCAAAACCAAGGGTAAGTTTGTATGAGACCGAGTCGGGGTATGGGCTGCATCAACCCTTCCAAAATGCCGAAGGCTAAAACTGTTCGGCGTAAGGATAACCCCAACGAAGTTACTGAGTATAAAAAAGGCGGGTTGAGTAAAGTCAACGAAGCTGGTAACTACACCAAACCCGGTATGCGCAAGTCCTTATTCAATAGTATCAAGTCTGGCGGTAAGGGTGGCGCTCCGGGTCAATGGTCAGCCCGCAAAGCACAGATGCTGGCACTGCAGTACAAGAAAAAAGGTGGAGGCTACCGTGACTAAAAAGTGGATTCAAGAAGCTATCAAGAAGCCCGGCGCTTTGAAGAAGTCGCTTGGTGTTAAAGAAGGCGAAAAGATTCCGGCCGGTAAATTGGCTAAGGCTGCTAAGGCTCCCGGTAAAATGGGTCAGCGCGCACGCCTCGCCCAGACTTTAAAGAAGATGAAGTGAAGAAGCCCCAGCAAAGCCTCAAGGCTTGGACGGAGCAGAAGTGGAGAACTAAGAGTGGTAAGCCGTCAACGCAAGGACCGAAAGCAACCGGAGAGCGATACCTCCCGGAAGCGGCGATTAAGTCGTTATCTCCGTCAGAATATGCTGCAACGACTAGAGCGAAGAGAGCAGGAAAAAGAGCAGGAAAACAGTTTGTAGCACAACCAAAAACCGTCGCCGAAAAAGTGCGGCCATACAGGAAAAAGTAAGGAACTAAAT